ATACATCTACGGCTGGAAACCTCTTATCCAGGACATTATGTTCTTGCTCGAGCTCGCGAAACAACAGAATCGCGATAAGAACAAGTTCATAACTGTCACACGTAGACTTGAGGAACCGGAGCCGCTCCCGAAGAAGGTAACTTCGGGGGCAGGCACGTGCTACATGTCTGGCGAACGTACCAATGGTGTGTTCGTTAGATGTGATTGCACGTTGTCGAGTCCGGCGCTATTCCTACTCGATCAGTTGGGTCTTGTAAACCCATTACTGCTCGGGTGGGAACTCATTCCTTACAGCTTCCTGATCGATTGGATCCTTCCAATCGGTCACGTGCTGCAAGCATTAACGGCATCCTTCGGGGTGTCGTTTAAGGGTATGAGTACGACTACTTATACCAGAATGACCCTTCACCAGGAGTGGAGTAACTATTCCGGTTCCTGGGGAGGTACGCCCATTTCGTGTGATATTCACACGAAGTGTTGGAAGAGAGTGACTTTCACGTCATTCCCCCTTCCGAGACTCTACTACAAATCGCCCTTTACCTCTCTTACACGACTGGCAACCGCGTTAGCGTTGCTTACATCACGAAGATAGGAGCTAGGTGAGATGCCTGCACTTCAGAGTATCTCGATCAACGATCGAGCAACTCCGACCCCCGTGGCTCACGTTTTCCAGCCCCGTGACGTTCAGAACGGCACGGGCCTGGTGGTGAGCAATTCGGGTGTCCCCGTCGGCGAAGAGAAGCTGACGGTTTCGATGCGGAAGTCCGCGTCGAAGTTCCGGGGTAAGCTGACGCTTACTGTTCCGGTTGTTCAGACTGAGACCGTTAACGGGATTTCCGTCCCGGTGGCGGTCCGGACTGCCTATGCGACCCTCGATGTCACCTTCGATGAGACTTCGTCCACTCAAGAACGGACGAACCTCATCGGGATGCTCGCGGATGCGCTTGGAACGTCCAAGACCCTGGTTCACAATACCCTTGTGGGCCTGGAGGGAGTCTACGGCTGATGCGCTTCTTGCGTGTCTTCTCGATGCCGATTTTCGTCGGCGCTCTCTCTGCCTGTTCAGCTGACTTGGCTGGCCCCGATCAGGGGTCAGTTGGGTTCA